TGATTATCCTTTGATGGTGGACTTCCAGCAATTCACCTTGTTTCATTATGTTGTTACCAACATAAGCCCCAACTACTCTTTAGGGATTTTTACAAAGTCACCGCCTCTTTCTGAGGATAGATTTAATTCTGCCAAAGGCTGTACTACACCACTCTGCAAGAAGCTATCAGTTTGTGTTGTTGCTTCAATCAGATAGGGTGTAAACACCTCTGGAATAATTAAATCCGATCTTAATGTCGCCATTAGAATTTAATTTATGTTTACAGTTCGGGCAGCCTCTCCCTAGCTAGTGCCAACTCTAGTTAGTTATATGTTACCCCTTAACTGCATTTTTTAGCATTTCATACTTATTTATATCGGTTCTATACAAACGAGCCTGTTCTGTCAAATTGAAAGTTTCAGGTGCAAATGGATTTTTTTCACCTGTTGAAACAAATTCTGTGGTGGATGTTCTAGCTGGTGAAGCTCCTCCACCTATCGGACGTGGATGTTTTTGCACCCAACTTGGCATCTGCTTTTGTGCCCATTCTTTTACGGGAGTTCTATTGTATCCATCAACTACAACAACAGTGCCATCTGGTTCTCTTGATAGTTGATCTCTGTTAAGGCGACTTAAAACATATTGAGGATCGTGCACCACATCAGCAAGGGCTGTCACTGCTGGGGCTTCTACTTCAAGCTGTCTTTGTCTTGATTCAAGTTCTTGAATCCTTTTATTTTTGGTTTCTTCAGCGTCACGATATTGTTGAGCCTGCTTTGCAATTGCTTCATCATACCTACCCTTTGCCTCAAGCTCTTCTTTTTCTTTCTGCTGTTTAAAAGCAATCAAAGCGTTCACGTCAACATCTGGAGGTACTGCCTTTGCTGATCTTTTTGCCTCCATGTAATCGTCCATCAATTTTTTATTATTAGCCTCAAGTTTTTTTACACTTTCTCTTAAAGCTTCAACTTCTGCTGTATCAACAGGTGAATTTGGCTTAATTAGTTCTTCTGCCATAGATAAAAATTAACAATTATTTACAATACTAGCTCCACTTTGTTGCATTAGACCAATATGCCGCTGACATTTTGCCTTTTGCAATATTTTTAGCATGTCTAGCTTTAAAACTGCGTCTTTTTGACTTATCTGCGTCTGATTCACCTTTTCTTGGTGGTTTAGTGTCTGCCCCTTGTGCTCCAAATCTAATTAATTTAACAGTATCACCTTCTTTTGCTAAAACAACATGAGATTTTAATGGGTGTGATGGGGTTCTCTTTGGTTTATTAGTCGCAGTTAATCCATATTTTTTTAATTTACGTCTAGTTTTTTCTCTTTTGGTTAGAGTCATTTGCCTTTTTTCCTCATTGCCATTCTATGTGCTTCAGTAAATGAAACACCTTCTCTCATCTTCCGTTTCATGTATTCCATGTGAGCCTTTGTATGCCCATGTGTTTCTTGATGCTTCTTAAGAGTGTTCTTTTGTCTGGTAGTTAGCTTCATAGTTACCTTTTTTTGTTGTACTTAGTATAAATAGACGCATCTGCTGTTCTCGCCTTATCTCCTCTCATATAACTATTAACCCTACCAAAAGACCAAGCTTGCATTGTTGTATTTCTTGAGCCACCAGATAAGTAAGCTCCTTGTCCTTTGCGATAAACTTCTGCAAGTTCACCATAAAAAAACCTTGTTCCTTCTGCCTTTTCTTTAAGAGCTTTTTTTACGGCTCCGCTTAGTGGTTTTCTTCTTTTTCTTTGTGGTGACATTTTGAGCAACCCTTGATTTTTGTACAGCTTTTATATCAATATATTCACCTCTTTTATATGCTTCGGCAGTCCTTTTTATTTCAGCCGCTTTCGCAGCCCTGTTTTTAGAACCAGACAAGTATTTTTTAGCAATACCTGTTTTTTTATCCTTCTGAACTTTCCTGAATTTCCTCTTTTGTGACATCTGCTTTTTTAGATTTTTTTACAGTAGTTTTTTTGCTTTTTTTGTCAGATAATTTTTGTAATAAAGATTTTGCCATTATTTTTTACCTCCTTTTTTTGTTTTTTTTACTTTCTTTTTTTTTGTTGGTCCGTACATAAAAACAAAAGCAATTTATTTTATATTACTTCCTTTTACGTTTTTTAGCACTTGATAAAGCTATTGCTTGAGCTTGTTTTAATGTCTTGCCTTCTTTCATTAACAAACGAATGTTTGAGGAAATTACTTTTTCAGACTTACCTTGCTTGAGTGGCATAATTCTGCTAAATCTTCTGGAATCATATAATTATAATTGTGATTAAAATTATCTCCGTTCCAACCTTCCCAACATTTAGGAAGTAATGTTTGTAATTTTTGCATCTTTGTTAATAAATCATTTTTCTCTAATCTCAATTCTGTATCAAGACGGCCATTTTCAATAATTAAAAGATATCCAAATTCAAAATTATCTTTATATTCAAAAACCCAATTAATTTCTCTATTGTCTGTAATATACTCATGGGTTGTAAAAATTCTTTGAATTAACATTTTAGGGGTTGCTGCTTCTATATTGAATATAGAACATTCTTCAACAGGTGTCAACAACTATTATTAATTAAAAGAGACTTTGCCCTCATTTAAGTCTTTAACAAAAGACTTAAAATCTTTTGCTTTACCAGCAGCCTCAATAAATTTTCTACGTTCTTCAATATCAAGATTTAAAGATGTCATCATCTGTGCTAAATCTCTTGAATTGTTTACAGTTTCAACATTCATAAACCTACAGTATCACTTACCACTATAGCTGATCTATTGAGAATTACCCAATAATCAAGATTCCAATGAACTAATTTGTCGCCCACTTCGTCAACTAGAGGCAATGGCACTTGGTAGCCATCTATTCCAAGTATGGTACAAGCTTCACCAACAGTATTAACTTTATAACCTGTCAGCTTTGTTGCTTTTGCAATCGTTTCATCTTCCCATTTTTTAAAAGTTGTTCTATACCAATCAGAGTCAGGGAAAGCGTGTGCACCCTTCAAATTTTTTGTACTTGCACCTTTATCCCAAGTTTTTAAATTTGCACCTTTTTTTATTCCAAAAGCTGTAATTCTCTTGTTTTTATCGGCTGCATTAGTTGCATTTGTATAATTATCAGCTAAGTCAAAAGCATTTTGATTTCCTTGCTTAACCATAGCTTTTGTTCCATGAATGTTTCTTGACGCAGCGTACGAGCCATTGCCATATATGCCATTACCTTGATAATAATAATCTCCTGTCTTTCCAATACCTTTGAACTCATCAGACCATTTGTTGTCAGAAACACCTCTATATACAAGTAGATTTTCACCATCAGCACCTTTTACTAAATCTTTTCTATTTTTCAACGCTTGAACATTTCTAACTCTATCTGGTCTTTTATTGAATCCTTGCTTCCAGAATAGATAATCATTATACATAGGTGAGTTTTTATCTACTGATCTTTCAATGCTCAATCCTTGTTCTAACTTTCTGATCTTTGCATCTATAGGGCCAGTAGAAGGCTCTTCACTCCTTAATTTTTGTAATTTTATCTCATGCTCTCTGTACTTTTTAAGATCAGCCAACAACTCTTTTTCAGTTAGTTTTTTAAGTGGTTTTGATTTTACAAACTCAGGTTCAACAGGTGCTTTGACAACAAGTTTAGGCTTGGGCTTCGGTTTAATATTTGTAGGCTTTCCATAAATTCTTTGTAAATCCTTGAGACTTCTTTCACTATCATCATCACGAACAAATTTTTTTATTGCCTTCTGTCCTGACCCCTCTTTCTTTGCCAACCTTTTAAAATATTGAACTTTTTTTGCATTGCCTAAAGTTTTAACCTGTAGCTTTTTATCTTGTTGTAAAAGCCAATCACCATATTTAGTATTTTGTGGAACTCTACCTGTTGCACTTGGTCTAGTAACAACTTTGCCTGCTGGTGGCTTTTCCAGACTTGGATATTTCTTCTGCAATCTATCAAAGTCAACAACAGGAACAGTAGTAGATCGACAATTAAAATGCTGTGGAGGTGTTGGGCCTTTGTTATATGCAAACTGTTTGCCATCAAGATCTCTGCAAACTGCACTGGTTCTACTGTCTAAGGTTGCAACATATTCATATCTAGGTGCAACTTTTTTGTTTGCCGCATACACCGCCTGTGATGCCTGGTTCTGTACTTGATTAACAGATGTTCTTACTATTGTTCTTATTTGATGATTAGCTGCTTTAGTAAGCTCACCACCAGCTAACGCTTTTTGTCTAGATGATAAAGCTTTTTGACCAAACTCAAGTGTGCCAACCATACGTCTTGCTATCTCTGCTGTTGATTCTCCGCTAAAAACACCCTGCCTAATATTTCTTGCAAGCAACTCATGATGTTTTGTTGCTATACCACGGAAAGCTTTCTCTACTGTGTCTCCATTGGGTAGGGTCTGCATTGCTCCCTGTCTTGCAGTAAGTTCAAACTTTCCAGAACCAAATCTTTTAAAATCATCTTCTGTAAATTCTTTACTGGTAAATATATTTACTTGTGTTGGATCTGTTTTAACAAAAGATTCTGCATATTTCCTACTAACAGCAACAGAATTTATTGGCACATTACCAGACTTAACAACTTTTTTTAGCTCATTTTCTATAAATCCAGCCTGTACTTCTGCTAGTCCTTCGATTTCTTTAATCATTTTTTGAGTTGTAAGCCTTGACCAAGTATCTAAACTATCTTTTGATTGTTTTATAATTGCCCTCAATCTTTTTTTTGTCTGTGGTGCTATAACAACACCTGCCTTGGCTTCTGCCTGTCTAATATTTATCTGTTTTAGTTTTTTTGCTGCATCAAGAATAATATCATTATATGTTGTTTGAAATTCTGTAGAAACAGCATTGCTATATCTGTTTAAATCAATAGTTTCCCTGAAAAATACCTCTGGAATACTCATTTATTATTGTTCTACCTCTTCCTCCATGTCTTTTTCTATTTCTCTTAATCCACCCTTTTGCGTAAGTTCAAGTTCTATTTCTAAATCAAAATCATCTGGCAACACCTCACCACTGGCTAATTGTTTTAATAATGTTTCTTGCGAAATGCTGTCCGCAGCATAAAGTTGCAATAAGCTCTGTATTTCTTGTGGATTTAATTTTGCACTAACAAAATCACGATTCACAAAACAATTACCTGCATTTGGTTCATTTAAATACTCAGCATGAAATCGCAAGCAATTATCAATTAAATCTTGCATCTGTTGAGCAAGTGTCATCATTGTTGCATCATTTTGTGATCTATCAATCCGCTTAGCCTCCGCACTTTCCCCAACTAATTTTGAACCCATTACCGCCGCCAAGCTAAGAGTGTTTATTTGTTGTTCAATATCATTCAACCTTCTAAATTGACTATCAAAACTATCTCCTGAAGGGCTTATATATTCTGCCCTTGATTCTTGCGGTAAACTTAACGCCTCACCTGGCCCTGCTGAGATTTCATCTGAACTTGCTGGGAAACCATAAAAAGCTAATAAAGGAACACTTGAAATAGCTAAAATATTATCTAAATCTGACTGTATTTGATAATGTTTAATATTTAATTCAGCGATGTCATAAATAGGACTGCGTGACTCTAACAATCCAACCCTATTAGAATAGGCAACACTAAATGGAATTTGATCTTTAATGCTCATCTCTCCCTCATCAAATATGTAAAAATCACCTTTTTCTTTTTTTCTGTGAATTTCATAGCGACCAGGTTCTAAAACTCTTATTTGCTCAACTTCTTTTTCACCATATTTTCCATCCTCCTCTACAACTTTTTCTATTAACCTTAACTGTGTTAATTTTCTTTGACCATCTATAATTTTTGTCCTAAATCCTAATATATCTTTTGGTTCATAATTAACCCAATATGGTCTGGTTTTATCCCCTTCTTTTGGTGCATCAACTAAAACTCCACAATGACCAAAAGTAATCGCTGTTTTAACAGTATTGTAAAGCCACACATCTAAATTATCTCCCATGTAATTGACATCAAATAATTGCTCTCTTACTAAATCTGAAACATTATTCAACCTAACAGGCTTTCTAACTATCATGCCTGCCAACATTTTTTCTATTCTCTGTGTAAAAGGAACTAGAGTGCTGCGAGATAATCGCACATCATAAGATGAATCTTGTTCCCGATCCATTTGCGGTAAATATTTTCTGTGCTCTCTTCTGATTTTTTGACTACCATCTTTTAAATCCTGTAAAAGCGGCCAAAAAACTGCCATCCGCTGATATGCTGCGTTTGGACTTGCAACAGTTGTCGCTTTAACTGTTGTTAAGGGATTGTAGATGTTATCAAGTGTTGCGTACACAGTTTTTACCTCAGTGTATCAAGCTTTTAGTAAATTCTAAAGCCTGTTCTTGCTCCTGCCTTACTGTAAATCATATTAAACTCACGATACACAAGATAACCTAAACAATCATTTAAATGATCGAAATTATTTTGCTTGTCTGGTAAACCAGTTTTTTCATCATAACTTTGTAATTCCAAACTTTCAATCAATGATTTGCAACGGGCATGAACCGCCATTCGCACCCGTCCTTTTGAGTTTTCCAAGAGTGCTTGTAAGGTCTGAACTCTGTCTTTGATCGGTGGGTTACTTTTAAGAGCCATTGAAATGAACCCATAACTTTCGAGGATTGATATGTCTGTCCTTGACGCATTAGTTGTATTTCTCGCTGCCCCACTAGCATCAGGATAAACATAAATCTTATTAGTAGGATAGCGGCGTTTAATTTCTTTTGCTAGTGAATCAGTGTCTAACTCTTTACATATTTCATCAAAAACATAAAGCTTATCGCCTTCTTTCACCCCAATAACTGTGTTCATATTTCCCACATTAAAATCGACACCACAAAGCAATGGTTCACCTTGAATTGTAAAAGGCAGTTCATCAATAACGTGCTTAGCCCTGCTAAATCTTGTATATACAGAGCCCGTATTTAAGTTGACAAAATTTCCGTTAAGGTATGCTTCAATTAAATTTTTATCGTAATTCAAATATAGATTTTCAATAAAATCAGGTGGTAAA